AATCCGATGAAGAAGCCATCGCCAGCCGAGGCAAAGCGGAAGCTCGACGCCGCCACCAAGACCAAGCTGACCACTCAGAAGGAATGGGCCAAGGTCATCAAGACCGCCGAGTCCGTGCTGAAGTCGGCAGGCATCAAGTATTAAGGGGATTGCCGTGAGCAAGTCTTCGGTTGTCATCCTACTCATCACCGCCGGCGCCTTCACGGCAGCCGTGGCTAAGCAAGAGCAGGTCAAGCCGGATCGCCCGATCCCATCCATTCAAAAGCCCATTGCGGCAAAGACGACCTGCAGGCCGATCAGAATAGACTTCTGGGTCCAGGATAAGGACGGGAAGCTCAAGCTCGTCGGATATACGATCGTTGCCGGGTCGTGCGGATGAGGAGTGGTCTTTAAGCCATGCCAGTCCTGAAGAATGCACGGCACGAGAAGTTCGCTCAAGGTCTCGCCAAGGGCAAGACGGCTGAAAAAGCATATGTCGATGCAGGGTTCAAAGCCAACCGGCACAACGCAGCCGCTCTAGCACGCTCGCAACACATTTCAACACGTTTGAAGGAATTGCAGACGAAGGCTGCCGAAAAGGCCGGTGTGACCATCCAGAGCCTCACAGACGAGCTTGACGCGATCAAGAAGGCAGCCGCAGGCGCGGGACAGCATTCGGCAGCCCTTGGGGCGGTAATGGGCAAAGCCAAGCTGCATGGTCTGCTGATTGAGAAGAAGCAACACTCCGGCCCGAATGGCGGCGCGATACCCATTGACCTGACCAACGTATCGGATGAGCAACTTGCAGCACTCAAGGCCATCTTCGGTCCTCTTGCCGGTGGAACCGGCGATGATGATGAGGGCGATCCGAGCGGAGGAAGCGAAGCGTAAGGCGGGAGCCGAGCGTGACCGTGTTGCCAAGGATGCGGAGCGTATCCGAGTGCGCTGCAAAACCCTCGCCGGTTTTGTTCGTGAAGCATGGCATGTGCTGGAGCCGAAAGTACCGCTGGTCTGGGGCTGGCCGTTGGATGCAATGTCGCAGCACCTCGAGGCTGTCACTACAGGGCAGATAACGCGGCTGCTGACCAACTGCCCGCCAGGCTTGATGAAGTCGCTGCTGCACAGCGTGTTCTGGCCAGCATGGGAATGGGGACCGGCTGGCCTTCCACATATGCGCTATCTCGCGTCGTCCTACAGTCAGGATAACGTGATCCGCGACAATTCGAAGATGCGCCGGCTGATCGAAAGCGACTGGTTCCAGGCACTGTGGCCGGACCTGAAGCTCTCCAAGGATCAGAACGCAAAGGGCAAGTTCGAGAATACCGCGACAGGCGGCCGTGAGGGCAGGGTGTTCGCATCCATGACCGGCGGTCGCGGCGATCGGGTGATCATCGACGACCCGCACTCGACGGAAACGGCAGAGAGTGATGTCGAGCGGCGGAACACGATCCGCATATTTCGCGAATCTATATCCGACCGCCTGAACGATCTCGACAAGTCGGCGATCGTGATCATCATGCAGCGGCTCCATTCGGACGATGTGTCCGGCACCATTCAGAAGCTCGGGCTTCCCTATGAGCATCTGTGCCTGCCGATGGAATACGAAGGCTCAACGAAGACGACATCGATCGGCTTTAGCGACCCGCGCCGTTATGACGGGGAACTCCTGCTGCCGGAGCGGTTCAGCCGCCATGCTGTGGACGACCTGAAGATTGTCAAAGGCCCTTATGCCTATGCAGGCCAGTATCAGCAGCGGCCAGTGCCTCGTGATGGCGGCCTGTTCAAGCGGGAATGGTTCGAAGGCAAGATCATTCGGCAGGCACCGGAAGGCACGCGCTGGGTCCGCCATTGGGACTTGGCGGCCACGAAGAAGGTGACGGCGGCCAGAACAGCCGGCGTGAAGCTCGGCAAGACGCCCGACGGCAAGTTCGTGGTCGGGCATGTCGCCAAGACGCAGGACGAAGGCAACGCTGTTCGCCGGCTGATCAAGGCAACGGCCGAGGTCGATGGTAAGAAGGTGGATATCAGTCTTCCGCAAGACCCTGGCCAAGCTGGCAAGGTTCAAGCGCAGGACATGGTTGCCATGCTCGCGGGCTGGAAGGTCAAGGCGCAGCCGGAAACGGGTGACAAGGTCACGCGCGCCGAACCGTTCTCCAGCCAGTGCGAAGCCGGCAACGTCTACATCGTCGAAGGCGAGTGGAATCAAGACTATCTCGACGAGCTGTGCATGTTTCCCGGTGGTTCCTTCAAGGACCAGGTTGATGCCTCGTCGGGAGCTTTCGCCGGTCTCATGACCAAACAACACGTCACGACATCGGAAGAGCTTCGGATATGAGCAATACTGTCGCCACGACGACCGATACTCTCGATGCCGCCGAGCAGAAGCGCGCCTTGCCGCGGACGTTGATGGGTGGCACAGATGCCATGCGCAAGGCTGGCAAGACCTATTTGCCGCAGGAAGCTGCCGAGAGCGAAGCCGCCTACAAGGACCGGTTGGCGCGAACCTTTCTGTTCAACGGCTTCAAGAAGACCGTGAAGGACATGGCCGGCAAGGTGTTCACCAAGCCGGTGCAGATGGGTGATGATGTTCCGGCCAAGCTGAAGACCTATGCCGAGAACATCGATCTGACCGGGCAGGGGCTCAACAACTTCGCCTACGCCGTGTTTGAAGCGGGGATGGTTGACGGGATCTCGTACATCCTCGTCGAGATGCCGCCGGCCAAACCGAATGCGACCCGCAAGGATGATATCGACAGTGGTCGCCGGCCGTATCTGGTTCTAATCGAAGCCTGCGCGTTGATCGGCTTCAAGTCGACCACAATCAACGGCCGCCACGTCCTGACGCAGGTCAGGATCATGGAGACGACAACCGAGAACGATCCGGAAGACGAGTTCAACCAGATCGAAATCCAGCAGGTCCGCGTCTTCGACCGAACCGATGTTGGCGTTCTGTTCCGCGTCTACCGCCTGCTGAAGAAGGAAGGCAAGGAGGAGTGGGGTATCGTCGATGATGGCATGACAAGCCTTGCAGACATCACCCTCGTGCCGTTCTATGCCAACCGAACCGAATTCATGGTCGGCGAGCCTCCGCTTGAGGATCTGGCTTTCACCAACCAGGCGCATTGGCAGTCGGCCAGCGACCAGCGGAACATCCTGCACGTCGCCCGCGTCCCGATGCTCTTTGCCAAGGGATTCGGCGAGGAAGACAAGCTCGTTGTCGGAGCCAACAGCTTCACTCGCACGACGTCCGAAAACGCGGACATGAAGTATGTCGAGCATACCGGTGCAGCGATCGGCGCTGGCCGTGATGACCTGAAAGACCTTGAGTTCCAGATGCAGACGCTCGGTCTTGAATTGCTGATCCCGAAACCGGGCGGCCAATCGGCCACGGGCGCGGTGATCGACCAGGGCAAGATCAACTCGCCGCTGGCAATGATGGCGGACAATCTCAAGGACGCGCTAGAGCAGGCTTTCGGCTACATGGCCGAATATGACGGGCTCGGCAAGGATGCGGGCGGTTCGATCTCGGTCAATACCGACTTCGGCCTGTCATTGCGCGATGCTGCAGAAATCCAGGCGATCCTTGGCGCTTACAATGCTGGCCTGATCAGCCGTGAGACGGCATGGAAGGAACTGAAGCGGCGCGGCTTCCTGATGGATGATTTCAAGCCGGAAGACGAGATAGAGAAAATCGAACAGGACGGTGAAGCGCTCGGCCTGATCAAGCCTCCGGTGGACAACAATGCCAACAGCGAATGAGGAAGCCCTCGACGCAGCCGTCCGCCACCAGATCGGCTTGCTTCGGTATTCCTCATCGGTGGTGAAGAAGGTTGTCTCGCTACTCAATCGCATCGATGACCGGCTGGTGGCCGAGATCGCCAAGCGCGGTATCGGCGACGAGAGCTTCACCCAGCGGCGGCTCAACCTGCTGCTGGACTCGGTACGTGCGATCATTGCCGAAGCCTATGGCAGGGCAACGACGTCGCTGAATGACGAACTGAAAGACCTGGCGGGCTACGAGCGGGATTTCCAGCTTGGCTTGCTCGGCAAATCGCTGCCGGTGCGCTGGGATTTCATCAAGCCGACCAGTGCGCAGCTCTATGCCGCTGTCACCGCAAGGCCGTTCGAAGGCCGGTTGCTGAAGGACTGGTATTCCGATCTCGAGGCCGGAGCCTATCGCCGGCTGCGCGACACGATCCGCATGGGTTATGTCGAAGGCCGGACGACGGACCAGATCATCAGGGACGTTCGCGGCACCAGGGCGCAGCAATACAAGGATGGTGTGCTGGAGATATCCAGACGCGGTGCTGAGGCGACGGTTCGCACGGCGATCAACCACACCGCCACGGTTGCCCGCAACGAGGTCTACAAGGAGAACGCCAGCGTCATCAAAGGCGTGAGATGGGTTTCAACTTTGGATGCACGCACCAGCGCTGTCTGCCGCGGTCGTGACGGCAAGGTCTATCCGCTCGACAGCGGCCCTCGTCCTCCGGCGCATATCAATTGCCGATCGTCCACGGCGCCGGTGCTGAAGTCGTGGAAGGAAATGGGCATCAACCTGAAGGAAGCCCCGGAAGGCACGCGCGCATCGATGGACGGACAGGTGGCGGCCTCGGTCACCTATCAGGACTGGCTGAAACGGCAGCCGAAAGAGGTGCAGGACGACATCCTCGGGGTGTCTAAGGCACAGCTCTTCCGCAAGGGCGATCTGCCACTCGACAGGTTTGTTGACCGCGCCGGACATGAGTATACATTGGATGAGCTTCGCCAACGTGAGAGCGAAGTGTTCCAGAAGGCCGGCATTTGACGGACAAGCTCCAACGCTTTCGGGTAATTCCTGGCGGACCTGCCGGCGACGGCGAGGCGAAGCCGAAGGCGTATCGTGCAAGGAAGCGCGGCGAGCCGGAAGTCCTGACCTGCAGTGAATGCGAGAAGGACACGGGCGTCGCAACGGCGCTCACCTTTGAAATGAAGCAGGGCCGGATGATCCGCGACGGGCAACCGTTCGGCGGGTCGAAGGTCATCTATTGCGGCCATTGTCTGGCACGCGGCAAGCTGACCAAGCTCATCTGATCTCAAGGAACACCGTTGATTAATGTCGCCTGTGTGCTGCGCTCGGGCGGCACCTACACGTCCGAGCACGTCGCAAGGCTCAGAGACGGTGTGCGGGCGAACCTCGGCGATCATCGCTTCCTCTGCCTGTCGGATGTCGACGTGCCTTGTGAGCGCGTCCCATTGATCGAGCTTTGGCCCGGTTGGTGGAGCAAATTGAATTTGTTTTCACCGCAAATCGCGGGCGACATGCTCTATTTTGACCTCGACACCATCATCACAGGCGACCTGTCCGACATGGCCGCCATCAACCGCCTGACCATCATGCGGGACGTCTATCGGCCCGACGGGCTGCAGTCTTCGGTGATGTTCATCCCGCAAGCCGATAAGCGGCAGGTCTGGGAGACGTTCACAGAAGCGCCGGACGAATACATGGCGCAATACTCGTCCGGAGGCGACCAAGCGTTCCTTGAGCCGCTATGGGGCGGTGGCAAGGCTGCCATTTGGCAGGATGCTCTTCCGGGGCAACTCGCCTCATTCAAAGCAGATCACATCGCAGAGCACGGCATCCCGACGAATTGCCGTGCGGTCATCTTCCACGGTCGGCCTCGGCCTTGGGAAGTTAATTGGCTTGAACCTCTTCAAGGAAGGCAGAACTTATGTCCAAGGGTAATACATTCGAGAACGATCTGCTGAAGCTGATCTTCAACGCAACAGCCATCGCCAACATCGCAGACAATGCCGCGTCTTCGCCGCTGACCAACCTCTACGTGGCGTTGCACACGGCAGATCCTGGTGAAGCCGGTAGCCAGACCACCAGCGAATGCGCCTATACCTCCTATGCCCGCGTCGCCGTGGCGCGCACCTCGGGCGGCTTCACGGTCACGGGCAACTCGGTTTCGCCGGCCGCGAGCATCGACTTCCCGGCCGCAACTGGCGGATCCGAAACCGCGACGTACTTTTCGATTGGTACGGACGTCTCGGGCGCTGGCAAGATCCTCTATTCCGGTGCGATCTCACCAACCATCTCGATCTCTTCGGGCGTCACGCCGCGCCTGACCACCGCTTCTACCGTCACTGAAGACTAAGCGGAGGCGCATGACTTAGAGAGGGGAGGTCTTAGATGTCGTATATTTGGGACCACTCCACTAAGGTTTATTCCGGAACAGAGAACAGCGATTCCGCCCTAACCCTCGGAATGACTTTCCAGACCGTTGAGTCTGTAGAGATCACGCATATCTCGTTCTGGAAGACCTCCAATGATACGGACACCGCTCGTACGATCGGTATCTATAACGATGCTGGAACCCTGATCGGTACTGGCTCTTCGTCGGGTGAGCCGACAGGGACTGCGCAGTGGCTTGATATAGCGCTGGACACACCGCTCACAACGACTGCGTCAGCCTGGTACACCGCCGCCGTGTTCCATCCCGGTGCCTATTATCCGGCGACAAGTTCCTATTTCAACGTCGGCTACTTCAGCGCTGATGGTAAAGTCTACGCGGCTTCCAGTGAGGAAGCCTCAGCGGCGACCGCTGTCGACGGGAGTGGTTCGTTCCACTACGGCGGATCCATCGGATACCCTGACGGCACGTTCAACGCCGCTGACTACTGGATCGATGTAAAATATTCGACTTCGGGTGGTGGTGTTGTCGAAGGCGCAGGCTCGGCCGCCGGTTCCGCTATTGCAGCAGCCTCAGGAAAGGCGATCAAGAGCGCTGTCGGTAGCGTGGATGGTGTAGGCTCCGCTGCCGCTACCGGTCGTCCTAGAGCCGCTACGACGGGTTCAGCCGCTGGATCATCTCAAGCAAGCGCAGTCGGCGCCAAGCGGGTTGCCGTTGCCGCAAGCGCGGCCGGTCACTCGACGGCGCAGGCAACCGGATTCACTTCCGGCATCGTCTCGGCGGTTGGGACTGCGGCCGGAACGTCAACAGCCCATGGCACCTTCGTCTTACAATCCGTAGCCGAGAGAACACTGTCGGTCTCCGGCGAGCAGCGCGGGCTTCTGGTCCCCTCTGAGGATCGAACGCTCCAACTGATAGGTGAATGACAATGCTGCAATGGCCGGATAAGGACGGAGACGAGAAGCTCGATTACTCCTTCGATTGGACCGATCGCCTCGGTACGGACACCATCGACAATTCCACGTGGGAGATCTCGGGGGATGACTCGGTGCTCGTGGTTTCCGGATCTCCGGCCCCGTCGTTCTCGACGACCGCGACCATCCTCTGGCTGACCGGCGGCACCAACCGGCTGACCTACACGATCACCAATACCGTCACCACGGCAGGCGGGCGCATCATGCAACAGAGCGCGAAGCTTAGGATCAAGTCCAAATGAGCATCAATATCCCCGCCGGCTACCGGCTGGAGCGCGGCCTCCTATGGCCGGCAGACGACCGGGACTGTGCGGCCGTCGTCTTCGACACCGTGCCGGACATGGACCATGCGCTGAAACACTGCCGGAAATTCGATCTGGTCGTGCAGGCCGGCGGCAACATGGGCGTATGGGCCCTGTCGCTGGCTGAGAAGTTCACGCGGGTGATCACCTTCGAGCCGGACCCGATCAATTTCCGGGCGCTGGTCCATAACACCTCGACAGCGGAGAACATCCTGTCGCTGCCGTGTGCCTTGGGATCGAAAGGCGGAACGTGGTGCGATCTGGAGCGCGAGGCGGGCAATGCCGGCGCCCATCAGGTTACGATGGGGGATATCGCGCCGATCGTCACGCTCGACAGCCTGAACCTGCCGGCGCTGGATCTGCTCTATCTCGACATCGAAGGCTTCGAGATGATGGCGATCATCGGCGGGCTCGAGACCATCGTGAAGTTCAAGCCGGTGATTGCGATCGAGGACAAGGGCCTGTCGGAGCGCTACGGCTACAAGCAGGGGCAGGCCGAGAAGTTCCTAGCCTCCCATGGCTACGAGGTCGTAGCGCGGCCACACCGCGACGTGGTGATGGCATGCCCGTAAAGACGTGCCTCGTCCTCGGCGGCGCTTCCTGCGTCTGGGATGATCTGGAGCAAGCGAAGGAGTTCGGTCCATTTGACGCGACCATCGCCATTAACGACATGCTGGCGCATTACCAGGGCCAGATTGATTTCGCTGTCTCGCTTCATCCCGAGAAATATGCCGAGTGGATGGCAGGGCGGGATGCCAAAGGCTACCAGCGCCCGAAAGTGTTTGTAGCGCATTCGAACAACACCGAGCAGGGCAGGCAGAAGGCTTTCCCGCTCGATATCGTCATGGATTATCGTTGGCCGGGGATGTCGGCATCCGGATCGTCCGGGCTCTTCGCGGTCAAGGTGGCGGTTGAACAAGGCTTTGACCGGATTATCCTTTGCGGCGTGCCGATGGACGGCAAGCAATCGCATTTCTTCGACAAGACCCCGTGGAGCGAGGTCTATTCGTTCACGGAAGCCTGGTCGATCGCTCACGAGTTCATCCGGGACGTCACCCGATCGATGAGCGGCAATACCAAGGAATGGCTCGGCTATCCCTCCAAGGATTGGCTCAAGTCGTAACCCCGACAACTCCAACCCGACCCGAACCGCCCCGGTGTGAAGCCGAGGCGGTTTTTTCATGGGGCGCGATGCCCCTTCAACCAGCGAGAGGCTGATCACATGGCTTTGAAATTCGCAGTCGATTCCCTTGACGACGTATCCGAGGCGCACCGCGATCTCTACACCGAGAAGGACGGCAAGTTCGTCCTGTCGGTCGACGGGCTCGAAGACAATTCCGGCCTGAAGAAGGCGCTGGAGACCGAGCGTGAGAACCGCAAGAAATACGAAAAGCAGATCAAGTCATGGGAGCGCACCGGCAAGACGCCGGATGAAATCGCTGAGCTGCTCGCCAGCGCCGAAGAGGCGGAACGGCAGAAGCACGAAAAGGAAGGCAACTTCGACGCCCTCCTGAAGCAGCATCAGGGCAAATGGGACAAGGAACGGTCTGACCTGGCGGCAGAGCTTGAGGCGGCGAAGGCATCCGAACGCGGCGCCATCGTCAACACCTCGCTGATGGCCGCCCTGACCAAGGCCGGCGCGACGGAAGAGGGTATCGACCTTCTGCCCGATCGCCTGTCCAGCCGCATCAAATTCGATCGCGATGGCGACAAGCGCGTCATCAACATCGTGGCTGCCGACGGTGTGACACCGCTCGCTGGCTCATCCAAGGACGGCACGGCAACCTTTGACGATCTCGTCAAGGAAGCCGTCGACAAATACCCGTCGCTCTTCAAGGGCAGCGGGGCAGGGGGCAGCGGGAAGCAGCCCGACAGCAAGGCCGGGAGATCCGGTATCACCAAACGCTCTGACCTCAAGACATCGAAGGATCGCGCAGCGTTCATCGATGAGCACGGCCTCGAGGCTTATCAGAAGCTTCCGGTCTGATCAGAGCGGAAATCGCAACCCGGTTTGACTGAAAGGATCTCACAATGGCAACCGGCAAAGCATCCGATTTCAAGGTCTATCAGGAATACCTGCAGACCCGCATGACCGAAATCCTCACCCAGAACGGCGACGCATTCAACGCCGCTTCGAATGGCGCAATCGTCATGACGACGGCGTCCAAGCGCGGCGACTACGAATACGAAGCCTTCTTCAAGTCGATCTCCGGTCTCGCATCGCGCCGTGACACGACTTCGGTGTCTAGCGCAACCGACCTCGCCCTGACCCAGGACGAGTTCATCCGCGTCAAGCTGAACCGCAAAATCGGTCCCGTCGCCAACACCCGCGACTCATTCCGCAAGATCATGGCCCGTTACAGCCAGACCGAGTTCACCGATATCATTGCTGAGCAGGCATCCAACGCCCAGCAGCTTGATATGCTGAACTCCGTCCTGCGTGCCGGCCGTGCTGCCCTCGCCAACCAGTCGAGCGTCCTCTACGACGGCACGGCTGGCACCATGTCGACGGCAACCCTCGTCAACGGCCTCGCCAAGTTCGGCGATGCTGCTGACAAGGTCGTCTGCTGGGTCATGCACTCGAAGGCCTACTTCGACCTCGTCCAGTCGCAGATCACGGCGAACATCGACGGCATCTCCAACTTCAACGTCCAGACCGGCACCCCGGTCACGCTGAACCGCCCCGTTGTTCTCTCCGACTCTGCGGCGCTCATCGCGGGTTCGCCGAGCCAGTACTACACCCTCGGTCTGACTGCTGGCGCGCTGCTGGCGGAAAGCTCCGAACAGGATGACATCGTCATCGACGAAGTCACAGGCAATGAAAACCTGATCGTCCGCATTCAGGGTGAATACGCCTTCAATGCCGGCGTGAAGGGCTTCAAGTGGGACGTCGCCAACGGCGGCGCCAACCCGAACGATACCGCGCTTGCGACCGGTTCCAACTGGGACACGGCCGTCACGTCCTACAAGGACTTTGCGGGCGTCGTCATCTCGACTGACTAATTGAGCGAGTGACGGGGTCAGCAATGGCCCCGTCATCATCTTATCAAGCCAAGGGACTGACGATGTCTGAAAAGCCGATTGCCTATGAGCCGCATCCGGTATCGCCGGAGCGCAAGGCCGAACTCGTCGCCGCTGGTTTCAGGATCATCGATGCGGTGTATGCGCCGAAGGGGATTGTGAGCGGATCCAAGCCCGTTGCGCTATCCGATGACGAACTGCGCGCGGCAATCAAGGAAGCGACGGGCAGAGCCCCGCATCCGCAGACCAGCCGCTTCAAACTGCAGACCCAATACAACGCCCTGACCGCGGAGTAAGACCAATGGCCCTTGATGCGACGGTAGGCGGTGCGAACGCCGACAGCTACGCCACGCTGGCCGAGTTCAAGGCGTATGCCGACTCCATCGGCTTCGTGAACAGCTATTCGGACGATGATGTCGAGACCGCCATGCGCAAGGCGACCCAGTATCTTGATCGCGCCTATCGCGGCAAGTGGAAGGGTTTTCGCTCCGATCGGGATCAAGCCCTCGCATGGCCGCGGACATCCAGCCAGGACTTGCCGGTCAACTTCCTGACGCCTTCGTTCACAACCGGCGTCATCGACGAGGACGGTTATGAAATCCCGTCCAACATCGTCCCGAAGCAGGTCAAGGAAGCCGAATACGAGGCAACCATTCTCAGCCTCGGTGGCTCAGACCTGCTGCCAACCTATCCGCGCGGCAATGCCATCAAGCGTAAGAGGGTCAAGGCTGGTCCGGCAGAAGTCGAAACCGAATACATGGAAAGTGCGTCGACCCGCGACCGCTATCTGACCATCGAGGGGCTGCTCTACGGTCTCACCAATAGCCAGCCAGGCGCGACGTCGGGCTCCGGCACGCTGATCAGGGCATGAACGAGAAGCTGGAGAACGTCTGATGGCCATCTCTCTTGTGGAAAAGCGCCGGGAAATCGACCACGAAGTCATCGATATCCTTGAGGACGCGCTCGCCCTTGCTCGTGAGGGCAAGATACGCGATCTCGTCATCGGCTACACGGACGATGAGCAAGGGTTTTTCACCCGCTGCACCTATGAGCGCTTCATCGCGGCGCTCGGTCTTGCGGAAATGCTCAAGATCGATGTGGCGAATACGGCCGATCAAGGGACGGAAGGCTAATGAGCACGACGGTTGCCGCCATTGCAGCAGAAGCCTTTACAGCGGTCGCTGAGGAGCTTCCGGACGTCATCAAGTCCTGCACCATTACCCGCACCGTGCAGGGAGCCTACGACGCCACCACGGGCGCTTATAGCGTCACGACCACCACCTACACCGGGCGCGCGCTGATCGCGACTGGCGGCACGGTGGAGGGCGGTGTTGCGAGCACCATCAAGGATATGTTCCCGAACTATGTCGCGGGTCCGGCTGACGTGGTGATCTTTATCGAAGGGCTTTCGACCGCCCCGAAGGAAAATGACACGGTCACGATCGGCGGGGTTGCCAGAACCATCAAGGCAGCGGGCGATATCGTCGGCGCCGGCTCTTTCTATGTGGTGATCGCGGTATGACCAACATTGTCGCCGTAGCCTCTGATCGCAGCCATGTGCTCACCGAGGAGGCGACCAGTTGGACGTGGTCCAGATGCTCGACGCTCAAGGTGACGAGACGGACGACCCTGACGAGGCGATGGTCGTGATTGTCCGGGTGCCGAATGGCAGGTTTGGTGTGGTCGATCTCAGCTATTTCACCGAGAAGGCGGCGGTTCACTGATGGCCCAGAATGCCTTCGACTTCGCTCTCAGCCTTGAAAAGCTCGCGGAAGAGCTGACGGACGACCTGATGCAGCAAGTGACCCAGAAGCTCGCCATACAGGCGCTCTCTGGCGTGGTCTTGAAGTCACCGGTCGACACCGGTCGCTTCCGCGGCAACTGGAATGTCTCGATCGATACCGCTGATCGATCGGTCTCCGATGCAACCGACAAGGAAGGCTCGGCCACCATCACCAAGGGAACCGGCATCATCTCCGCGGTCCCGCCATATCGCACGGTCTGGCTGTCCAATTCATTACAGTACGCGGCTCGCCTTGAAACGGGCTGGTCGAAGCAGGCGCCGGCCGGGATGGTTGCGCTCACGCTTGCCGAACTCGAAAGCCAACTGAGATGAGCCTGGAAACCGAACGCGCCGCGCTGGAAGGCCGGTTCAAGACGGCGTGGGATTCCACCCACCCGACAATGAAGGTTGGCTACGATGGCCACACCTTCGAATTTGTCCGCAACACCACGTCGATCCGCCTCAAGATCGCCGATGGGGAAGCACAGCAGATCAGCTTTGGCGATCCCGGCAACAACCTGGTGCGCAACGTCGGCATTCTTCTTGTCCAGATCGCAACACCCGGCGGGGCAGGGACGGC